ACACAAGAAATGGGAATGCTTTGTCAAAAAAGAGATAAATGTTTTGGTCAAAGATCATGGAGATATGCTATGATTGTAAACAATGGTGTAATAGAAAAAATGTTTGTTGAACCAGGTAAGACAGATGATACACCAGAAGATCCTTATGGCGAGTCTTCACCAGAAAATGTATTGAAATATTTACAAGGAAAATAAGTGAATGGATTTGAAGTATATAAAATTTATCTGGCTATCAAACTTCATTTCACAAGTAAAAACCAGAGTTACGACTATCACCGACACGCTGGGAAAACAACAGCAAGGTTGGGTACATTTACTAAAAGACGGGATAGATATTTTTTTCACAAGTTGTCTCGAACTTATAGCGATAATGATATCGCTAACTATTTTATCAGTAATTTTATTTCTAATACTAATTTGTGGGTTGGGGATATTATTGGTAAATCTGGTGACGAAAATTATAAATCGTGGTCGAGAAGGATAGAATCTTTACATTATTATTATGAACAAGATATAGATTACATATTAAATATGATAACAGATAAATTAAGTTTTGATGATATATTTACTTCTAAAGTAGGTCAGCATCCACCAATACTTAAATACTTTTTATCTAAAAAAATTAATATTGAAACACTTATAATACTAGATGATATATTAAAGTTTTCAAAAAGATTAAACAAGAGTATAAAAGAAAAAGTTATATGGCCTAAACTACATGATAGAATGATAAGATATAAACCATTTTTAAAATATAATATAACAAAATTTAAGATGACATTGAAAAAGAAAGTAAAGGAAATATAATGCCAGATAAACAAGATATAAAAATGGAGACATTTACTTTAGGCACAATCATTTGTAGGTTTTATGTGCCTTCAGATGTAATAGATGAGATTAATAATGATTATGATAATGCGATAGGCACTTTACCAGCACACAATCAAAATCTAGCAGGTAAGATCGCAGATGAATTTAAAGTGTCAGATATATTAAGTGAAAGAACAAAATCACTTTTTCAAATGTGTTTTAGATCATACTTACAAACAATTCAAAAACCTCAATGGCATGTGTCATTAGAAACTGCTTGGATAAATGACATGAAAGCACATGAATATAATCCTGCTCACTTTCATACAAGTCCAGAAACTGATTTAGGTTTGTCGTCTGTATTGTGTTTAAAAGTACCTAAGAGTTATGGTAAAGAATATTCAAGAGAAGACACACCATCAAATGGTATGTTAGAGTTTCTTGGTGGTCAACAAGATCCACTTTCTATTTCACAAAATAGAGTGAATGCTAAAGTAGGAGAACTTTATGTTTTTCCTTATACATTATTACATCAAGTTTATCCTTTTAATGGTACAGATGAAATAAGAAGAACAATGTCCTACAATTGTAATTTATATAAACCTGCTGTAGTGCAACAAGTAAGAGAGCAACAAATGAAGGAGGCAGATAAAAATGCCAAAGCTTAGAGAATTTAAATTTACTGGTGGTGAAGAACCAAAAACAGTTGAAGCAATGAGTTATAAAAAAGCTGTTAAGTCTTATCAAGGTAATCACGATATAAAGAAATATGGTAATCTAGTTGAAGTAGAATGGACTACAAAGAAAGGTAATGTGTATTTAAAAACACAACAATTACCTATGGGCAGAAAGGATAAGATAGGAAGATAATGAGTGAAGAAAAAAGAATGTATGATAATCACAAAGAGCACGGTGAAGATTTATCTTATGAAAACGAGCAATCAATGGTAACAATACCTTTAAAAGAATATGATAAATTAAAAGAACAAAACAAATATATTACAGACGCTACTCTAATTTCAGCAATTGATAAGATAGAGTTTTTTGTAAAAGAATTAAGAAAACATATAGTAAGAAAATTATAATGAATAAAAAAGAATATTGGGAACAAAGAGAAAAAGAAGACGAGTATATAATGGAGCGTATGCACCCAGCAGTTATGATACCAGGATTTTTTATTGGATTTATGGTACTTATTGGTTGTTTATTTAAAGGATATATGGGATGGTAAAAGAAGATAGAGGACCTTTAGACTTAACACTTCTAATAGAAGAAAAAGATAAGTCTATTACCGATTTAAAAAAAGATAATAAATTATTGGCAGATCAAGTTTATGAATTAAAAAAAGAAAATGCCGATCTTAAAAGCAAGCTTGACAATAGATCAGGATTCTGATATAATAAAGTTATGAAAAATATAATGATAGCTTTTTTAGTGTTATGCTTTACCGCTTCTGTGGGAAACGCTAATGAGAATAATATAATTAATAAGATTACAAATCATATTTCTAATGAGATTCAAGAGACAAAAGAATTTCAAAAGAAAAATTGGGCAAAAGGTAATGCTCAATTAAAAAGAAACTTTAATACAATTAAGTCTTGGTTTGTTAAAGAATAGTCTTATAAATAATACTATACGAAACATACAGATACAACAATATACAATTAACATACAAGGAAAATACATATGAATACAAGTATAGCGGCCTTAAAAAGGTCAAAGTCAAACCTAGATACCCTAGTCAGCGAACTAAACAAAGTTGCTGAACCTCAAAAACAAAAGAACTCATATGCTGATGACAGATTCTGGAAACCAGAATTAGATAAGTCAGGTAACGGCTATGCAGTTTTTAGATTTCTACCAGCAGTCAAAGGTGAAGATTTACCTTGGGCGAGATTATGGTCTCATGCCTTTCAAGGACCTGGTGGTTGGTACATTGAGAACAGTTTAACAACACTTAATAAAAAAGATCCAGTTAGTGAATCAAATAGTTTACTATGGAACTCTGGCGTTGAAGCAGACAAAGAGATTGCAAGAAAGAGAAAAAGAAAATTATCTTATGTTGCAAATATCCTAGTTGTCAATGACGCTAAGCATCCTGAGAACGAGGGTCAAATTAAGTTGTTTAAATTCGGTAAGAAAATCTTTGATAAGATTACTGAAGCAATGAAACCTGAATTTGAAGATGAGAAACCTATTAACCCATTTGACTTCTGGGAAGGTGCAAACTTTAAATTAAAAATTAGAAAAGTTGATGGTTACTGGAATTATGACAAGTCAGAATTTGATAGTCCTACTCCTATAAAAGATAATGATGAGGCTATCGAGCAAATTTGGGAAAAACAATATGCCCTAAAACCATTTCTTGCTCCTGAAAACTTTAAATCTTATGATGAGTTAAAAGCGAAGTTAGATAAAGTTTTAACAGGTTCAAGAAACACTGGAACTGCTGAAGATGTTGCGATCCCACCTGTAACAAACGTAGCACCAGTGAAAACAGAAACAGTTGATAATACTCCTACAGCTGCAGATGTTGATGAGGATAGTGATGATACATTATCCTACTTTAGCAAACTAGCAGAGGAAGACGAGTAATCTCTCCACCTGTTTCTTATGGGGTAGGGTGCAATACCCTACCCTCTTATATTATAAATACAAATGCGACATTATGAAAGAAGTTTTGAGATATCAAATCATATAAAGGAGATTATATGGAAATTATTAATAAAATAAAGGACTGGTCAAGTGCTTTAGCTGATGTAGGTGTATCGCTTATTGCATTAGGTATTGTTTTAGAAGTTTTATTTAGCGGACAAAATGTACCTTTCTGGCCTAACATTAGTGTAATAGATAATGTACAATCAATTATTGCAGGATTTTCTGCTCAAGGTTTAGTTGGTTTAGTTGCAGTTTGGGTACTATACTCAATATACACTAAAAAATAGTTTAGATATAATACTAAAAAGGGGGCTCTTCGGAGCCCTTTTTTTTAGCGTTCCGTACAGATTTCTTATAAATATTGGTATAAAAGTGAGGTGAATATGTCAAAAGACAGAATAGATGTATCAGATAATACTGCTATAAGTATGCCTATGAGAAACCTAATCTCCATAGTGGCAGCTGTGGCAGTTGGTGTATGGGCTTATTTCGGAGTGTTAGAGCGTATTACAATGCTAGAGACTAAAAGCACATTAGCAGAAAAAGATTTAAATCAAGCAATAGAAACAATAGGTGCTGACTTAGAAAAAAATACAGAATTTAGAATCAAATGGCCAAGAGGAGAAATGGGAAGTTTGCCCGCTGATTCGGAGCAATTTATGTTGATTGAGCATATTGCAGGCCAAGTGGAAGCCATACAAAAACAAATGGAAAATATGATGAACAATGGGGTCAA